AGGTAAAAAATAATTTTTACTAAACCACTTCCAAGCGGTATCTTTAATTGTTTCCATTGTTCTGTTCTTGATTTAAATTGTTATAAAATTCTTCTTTTTCTTCTATTGATTCAAAATATATAAAGTTTTCTCCATCAAAGTGACTACCAAAATTAGTATTAGGTATTGTTTCTGGAGAGAAAGCTCCATTAATTAGTATTCCTTGTATTGTTATCATTATACTTCTGTTATTTCTATAAGTGATCCTTGCTGATATATTGTTGATGTTTGTGTATTTACACCACTAGCAAATTGTATTTGTATATTACCTGCTGTACTATCTACAGTTATTTCTCCATCTACTATAACATGTCCGCTAACACTATTACCTATACAAAAAGAAGCGGAGCTTAAAGATGCTGAGGTAACTATAGCTCCAATACCAACACTAGTTGTATTAGCTGGATTTCCTCTACCTGTTAAAGATACAAACATACTAGCCCCTGTAGGTAATCCTATAGCTACTTTAACACCTCCTGTACTACTACAACCTATATGTAATACTCCATGAATTCTATATCTTTTATTAGCAGAAACAGATATTATTAAATCTGTAACATTAGCTGCTACGTTAGATGTAGTAGTTTGATCACCTGTGGTCATTTTCATAACTCTAGGTAATAGAGATAAATCAGCTTTTAAAGCTAAAGCATCAAATACAGCATTTTCTGAAGGGGCTTTATCTACTACACCATTAGTAATACTATCTGCTATATAATTAGGTATAGTACTAGTAACAAAATCTTCTGTAGCTATAGTACCATCAGATGTTGGAGAGGTTAATAGTATTTCAGTTGCTGTAGGTAAATTACTAACTCTAAAAGTTAATTTTTTAGTTTCATCACTATTACCATATATTTCAAAATTACTTTCACTAAAAGCAGCTGTCCAATTATTTAAATGTATCCAAGAAGTACCATTAGACATATATAAACCTGAGTTATAAATACCTGTTATCCAGTTACCTGTAGTTTGTTTTACTAAGTAAACTTCATCAACATGTTCTGCTGGATCTATTAATATAAGATCAGCATAAGTATCTACTTGAGGATAAGAACTACTTCCTCCTGTAATATCAGCATTTAGTATATAATTTCTTTTAATGAAACTCATTATCCAAAGAATTGTACTTGTACAACAGCAGTTGCAGTTAATTCAATAAATTTAAAATCTAATATGTTTTGTGTTCCTGATATATCAAATGCTGTAGAAGATAAACCTTGTGTTGAAGTTGGTGTAGAACCATCTAACCAATATCTAATAGTACCTCCTGAAACAGTTACTTGAGCATAAACAGCCCCTGTTGGTACAGTTAATCTTTGAGCAGTTCCTGAAGCAGTTATTGTTTGTTTTCCTATTGCTCTAAGAGCATTATCATTACTTATTAATTTAAGTAATAAATCTTTTATTTTAAATGATGTTAATGACATTTTTATTTATTTTATTTGTTTTTAGTTTTTAAGTACATATTCCTAAAGCAGAAGTTATTGTAAAAGTTACTCCTGGTTGTTCTATCCAACTACCTACATTTGAAGTTCCATTTTTAATAGCTATTAATGTAGATCCTTGATAAATTTCCCATCTATTTTGAGTAGTATTAAATGATATTATATAAGTATCACCATCGTATGTATAACTATAAACATCTACAATAGCTGTTGCTGTAGATTTAACTGGAGATTCTCCTTCTTCTGTAGTTGTTATACATATAGTACTTTCATTTGTAGGCCATACAACTTCTGTTGAAACAGGTAAAGGTTGACTTTCTCCACAATCACAAGTACAGAATTTTTTACACCATTCTATAATATCATTTAAATTTTGTTCTGATATACAGTTAAGTTCTTCTGCTGTAAAATCTTTACTTAAAGCATCATAGAATGTAACTTTACCTATATAAAAATACATTGTTTCTCCTGAATAATTTGATATAGCTCTATATAAAGTAGTAGGTGTTGTAGAACTATAACCTGTCCATTGTTTTCCTGTTATTATTTCTACAGGATATTCTGTTATAGGATCAGGTATTGTTAAATTCATATCATTAACACTAACATACATATTTTGAGTTGTTTCTGCATAATCATCATCTTCCCAACCTCCAGCATTTATACCTACTTGTGGAATATCTTCTAATCCTACAAAACCTTCAGTAATTAAATACTGTATAATTTGATATATTGTCCAGTTAGTATTTACAGAAACTCCATTTTTAGAAAATCTAAAAGTAGATATAATACCTGGATTAGCTGAACCTGAAAGAACTCCTATGTTACTCCAATCTCCTTGAGGTAAATTTATTTGTAATCCGTAAAAACCATTCTCAGGTCTTAAAACTATAGTTTGATCTGGTTTATAACATTTAATTAATTCAATATACCATTGTAAAGTTTTAAGATTACAAAATTCACAACCACAATCTTCAGTTAAAGCATAGCGAAGTTTATTTGCATAAGCAGCAGTTTTCTTTGCTAAACAACAACTAAATCTTGTTGCTAAATTAGTTAACTCTTCTTGTGTATAAGATATCATAATTATACTCCAGATCTTTTAACAAACGTACTTGAAATTATAACATTAACAGTATGTGAAGTAGCATTTGCTACAGTAATATTATTAGGATGCATACATTCAATTTGGATATAATCTTTTGTAAAATGTATAGATCCTTGATAAACTCCTAAAGAAGTTCTACTAGCTAATGTTGTTTCTAAAGCACCTACAGAAACTATAATTATACAAGGATATTGATGTACTGTAGTACCTATATCTGCAATAGCTGTGGGAAAATTAAATTTCAATAATGCTCTAGGAGTAGTAAAAGTATTTCCTGTTGAATTTATATCTGATCCTGAATATAAATTTAATGTTGTATCATTAGTAGTAAATTCACATTCTATATGACCTTCTAATGTAATTGTTTTATCATCATTTATTTTATATTTTAATCTTCTTATTGGAGGATCTCCTGTAGTATAATCACTACCAGCTCCAATATAAGGTTTAAATGATTGTTCTCCTATTAAAACTCCTTCATTACCAGGTCCTACAGCAATTTGACTTTCATACCAAGGATCAGTATTTGAATTATCAATAGCTCCACCTGTATAACCAATATTAATCCAATCTCCTTCTGGATCATAAGTTACAGTATCATTAGCATTAGTAGTAGTACTATAAGCTAAAGTACCTGGACCAAATTTCATTATAGTAGGAGTACCTGTAGGTGTACCATCTGTTTCAACAACAGTAATAAGTGCATCAGCTCCATCAGTACCTCTAACATTAGTAGCTGAAGCTATATTAGCAGTCCAACCTGTTGAACCTAAGTAAACAGCATTAGCTGATAACCAAGCATCAGTCATTATAGTACCTGAGAAAGAAGGTCTATTTCCAGTACCTCCCCACCAGTTCATTAGTCTTAATACTTCTCTTGTAGAATCACCTGGATCTACAACAACAGCATATTCTGGTGACCAACCATTTAATCCAGCAGGTCCTAAAGTTACATCAGTACCTTCGCAATCTGAACATCCACACATATTATTTAATTTTTTGTTTTTTAATTAATTTACAAAGATACAAAATTTAACAACCACAATTACATTTTTTAGCTAATAATTTATTAATCATATCTAATAAATTTGTAACTCTGGTTTCATAACCACATGAAGCAGCATTTTCAGCAGCATCTAATAACAATTCTAATTTAGCTACTTTAAGAATAAATTCTTCATCACAACCACAATCAGATTCTCTTATTTTTAATTTTAAAGCTTCTATTCTACATTTAATAGAACAAGCTACTAATCTCTTTTTAGTTACAGTATATGTACCTTCAGGAGTTTCACAAGTATAAGTAAATGTCCAAATACCATCTGTTAAATCACCTGTAATATTAAAATCAGTATTTATTAAATTATAAGTTACAGATGAATCTGTATTAGGATATAATGTAGTAGAAAATAAATCAAAAGTAGTTTCATTAGCATTAGGATCTGTTACTAATAAAGTACAAGAAGTTACATCAGTAAGATCAGGATTAGGTGTTCCCCATCCTGTAGGATTAGTAGTAACATTATAAGCACCTGTAGTTTCTGAAAAAATAAACCATCTACATGAGCTTGATAAACAAACATTTATATTTAATTCTAACATTTTTATTTTATTTTAGTTTTAAGTTTAAATAAAAAAGGGTCATAGGTTTATTACCTATAACCCTTTTTGTTAAGTTAGTTAATTACTATTAAACCCAGTTACCAGATAAAGTTGTTACACCAGCAGCAACTTCAATAGCATCAATTAAGCCATTAGAATCAGTAAATTGAGTGTTAGTTCCAGCTACACCAGCAATTTGTAATTGTTGACGAAGTTTAGGAGCATCACCAATACCACCAGTAGCTTGTCCAAAGAATGATAAACTAATAACATTCCATTTAGAACCATAGTTAACAGCATTGCTTATGAAAGTTGCAGGAGGATTAGTAATTGAATACTTGTTACCAATATTACCTTGACAGAATCTTTCAAGTTCTTGTACTTGTTCAGTAGTTCCAGAACCTTCAGAAGCAGCAGTAGTATAAGTAGCTGTAGTAGTTACTGGAAAATCACCTAACAATTCTACAATATAACGATATTTGTAATAACGGAATACAGCAGGTTCATAAGATTTAGATAAGCCAGTTACTTTTAATCCCCAAGAGTTACCATTTAAACTAGTTACTCCAGCAGTAGCATTAGGTAAAGAACTTGTTGCTCCAATAGCATAACCTGATTCAGCTACCCAAGGATTATCTAATTCAAAAGTTGCAGCAGCACTTGCTCCAGCAGATACTACATATTTAATAGGAGTTGAATTACCTGTTACATAAGTAATGTCAACAGCTGTAGTTGCAGCAGATTCTACAGAAAATAAAAGATTTTCAAATCCAGGATTTAAAGTTACAGTTACAGTAGTAGAAGTACCACCTACGTTAGTAGCAGTAGCTTGATTACCTGCATTAATAGCATCCACAATATCATCAGAATTTTGCTGAGCAGTACCAGCATCAGCTACTGTATAAATAGTAGTACCAATAGTTACTACGTGAGCATCAGCAGTTGCTACAAAACTAACTACACTACCATTAGTAGAAGGTACATTAAGTACAGCTCCAGTAGCAATAGTACCAGTAGAAGCTACACCAGCATTAGTAACAAAAGTTACAGTTTTAGAACCTTTAACAAAATATAAGTGAGTACCTGTACCAGTCCAGTCAGCAACTGAAGTAGTAGCAGCTACACGTTCTACTTTGTAATAAGGATCAGCCATTTTCTTAACACCATTCCATGCAGACAATTGAAGTCCTGAAGCAATAGTAGATGCTGTATCAGAAGCACTAGCTTCAAACATAAAAGGTTTTTTAACAGGAGTGTTACCATAAGTATTCCACTCATTTTGAATTACAATGTTACCAAAGTAAGAAGATGAGCCAGTTGATGGTAAAGAACCTGAACTTCCATTATAACCTATAAAGGTTACTTGATTAGTAGGAGCAGAATATCCTTCTAGAAAAGCACCTGTTACATTAGAAAAATCAATTAAGTCTGATTTAATTAATGGTAAATTTGGTCCTTGACTTTGTACGAAAGCATAACTTCCACCTGCTACAGCTCCTGAAGCTATAACACGTTTACCAGCAGCATCTACCATACAAATAGCGCCAGCAGGCATATTTGCAGGTTCAACTTGGGTACCAGCAGCAGGTAATACACCTACCGCTAAATTGTCTCCTAAAAGGAGAACTTTAACTTGATTTTGAGAGATCATTTTTGTTTATTGTTTATTTGTTTTTGGTTAATGAAAAATTGAATTATTCTATAATTTCTTGTTTTTTAATTTGAGCTTTTGGAGAATTAGTATTATCCAAAAATTCATTTATTGTTACTTGTAATAATTTTCTATGAACATAATCAGATAATTCTGATACTTGTGTAGTTGTTAAGTTAGTACTTAAGTCTATCGGTGTTGGTTTCTTAATATATCTAACTCTATAGCTAGTTATATTAAAGGTACCATCAGTAATTAGTTCATGTAAATTACCTTCAAACCTTAATCTAAATACACCAGCATCTTTTGATGCTTTAGGTTTATTAAACGGATCTATAATTAACTGATTAAACTCTACGTGAGATATTTCCATTACTGGAACCTTCATATAATTTTCATCAGTTTCACATTGTTTTTTATTTGTAGTTACTTCTTCATAAATAGGTAACCAAAATACATCTGAGAAATCTGTAGGATCTGTTAATTGGGTATTAGGTAAAGATACAAATACCCCATTATCCATATTGTTGGAGTTACTAATAAATGTACTTGTATCTAAACCTTTTACCAAATTTCCTAAATCTTGTGTTCTTTTTTCTGTTTGTTCAAAACCTTCTAACAAAGGATTTGTTTTAGGATTATACCAATTTAAAACCAATTTTTCTTGAGCAATAGTAGCTGTAGCAGCAATCTCATCAGGAAGGTATCCTGATAGAGCTGATGATGCATATTTATCAGCCATTAAGTAAAACTCATTTAGAAATTGTTGTTTAGTCATTAGTTAATAGTCCTTTTAATTTGTGTTTCAACTAATAGATAATCAGCAGAGTTTTCATCATTTTTAAAATAATCCATTGTCTCACGCATACTACCTAATTGTTTATCAGAAGAAGCAATTTTATATTCATCTTTTCCTGTCTTAATTAAAGCTTTAACTTTCAAAGCGTTAAGTACAAACATTTTAAGATCAAAATTCTCATCTTCAAATACTTTAATAAAGTTAGCAGGATTAGCTTCTACTTGCTTATAACATTCTGCAAACAACCAATCTTTAGTAGCATTAGTAGGAACATTAGTCTTACCTGTTACCAATAAGAAATTAGACATTTTATCAGAAGAACTAGCAATATTTGATAAGATAGACATAGCTTTGATTTTAGTATCACCAGCTTTATTCATATCAATTATCTCTTGGGCTCTATCAATAACCTTCCATTTTTGAGTTGGGTTAGGTTCACTATCATGAGCTTGTACTTTATCTGGATTAGTCCTTAGTACCAAGTAATCAATTAAATGATGAGGAATAGATAAATCTAATTCTTTAACTTCTTTATTTAACTTAACTTCATATTTAGAAAAATAGTTTACTTTTTTATAAATATTGAAATCATCTGGACTCACACCAATTTCTTTAGCTAGTCCTATTTTTTGTGCATCAGTTAATTCAGATAAAGGATCTTTTAAAATACCATTACCATTACTAACCATAGGTACTGTAATTCTACCTAATGCATTTGTGAACATAAAATGTCCATCATGTCCAGGTTCAAGCCAACCTCCAGCTTTGGAGATCGGCTTGATTTGGAACTTTTGTTTTCTAAGTGTTTCTAAGTTTATCATAAATTTCTGCAAATATAATACTTAATTTAAAATTAAGCAAGAATATTTGGGATTATTTGCATACATGAAGTTGGATTTTTAATCATAACTCCACAAATACTCATTCTATGCATCTCATAAGCATCAGCTGCATTAGCTGCCATTTGAGGTGCTCTACCTCCTAATTGGAAAGGATCTCTTAAACCAGGAATAAATCTCATGATATCTTCTTGTCCTCTTTGATAAACCTTACGAATGTTAGGCTCACCATTAGAAGTACCTACGTCAAGAATATCATATCTGTAAGATTCAGCAGGGCCTCCAAGTGGGTGCATAATCTTATTACGGATTAAATCATCGTACAAAGGTTCATGCATGATATCAACAGTAATACCTTGAGGACCTAAATACCTCATGAATTGACCTTTGAAAGTCATCTCATTACCATTAATAGAAATTCTATTTTGATCCAAGATACGAGTATATCCATAAGCTTTGTTTTCTAAAGCTCTTGAGAATTGAACCATACCATATTCACCAGCCCTTAACATAAAGTGACGTTTATCTTGAGCAAGTTTGTTTACAGACAAACCTAACAAAAGGTCAGTCAACCAGTCAATATCAAAAGTATTATAGTAAGCGATGTTAGAAGTATTCATTTGTGCACGAATACCAGCACCTTGTTGAACATAGTTTCCTGATTTACCTTTATTAAGATAAGTATTTTGACTAGTCTTATTAGGAGTAGCAAACATCAAAAGACGATTTTTCTCTGCTCTAAATTGTGCATCAAATTCGTAGTCAGCATATTGCATCCAAGTTGTATGTTGTTTTCCATCAGTTCCCATAAAAGAGAAAGTTACTGGACGATCAATCATATTACCTGGACGTACATCCATTTTACGGATATAAGTAAATCCATTTCTCATTTTCAATGGAGATACATAGTTAACCATACCACCTTTAGATGACATAGTTCTTTCTACAGGAGACCATTCTTTAGAGAATTTCTTACCAGCTTGTAGTTCTTCAAAAGGTACAAACAATGTTGAATCTCCAGTAAATAGTTCTACTTCATATACGAAAGATGAAGCACCTTCTACAATTGGATCAGACATTATTCGCATAGGATAAACCTCATTTCTTTCACCTACTATTAAGTCAGTATCAAAGAAATATTGTTCAGGGAATACCAAGAAGAATCTTGAAACACCTACACCACATTTATCAGTAGCAGAAATAGCAGCACCTGTTGCAGTAAGACGAGCTTCTAACAAAGGAATGTTTTTTTCTGATGCACCTTGAAGTTTCCACTCAAAGTCATTATCACTATCTAGATAAAGTGCTGGAAATTGATTCAAGTATGTATCAAGGTCCATACCTTTATCCATGTTATAGATACGAGTTAACAAATTGGAAGCTTTTTGAGGCTCAATTTGAAACAAGTATCCAAGGTTGTTCTCGGTTACTAAACCACCATAGTTTGTAGGTTCGAGAATTTGTAAATTTGAAATTTTACTCATTGTTTATTTGTTTGTTTGTTGTTTAGTTATTGATTATTTAATTGGTTAAATAGCATCAAGAATAGATTTAGAAACATTATCATTTGATTGATTTTGATTTCCGTGTCCAGATTTCCATCCTTGAATAGTTTTTTCAGCTGCTTCTTCAATTTTCTTAATTGCTGAAGTAGTTGATTTTTTAGTTAAAGAAGATAAATCTCCATCAAAGACACCCTTCATAACTAAAAAGTTTAACATAGTCTCAAATTTTAAAGGATCTTTCGATCTTACTTCTGCTACTTTACTATAAGCTTGTCCTTCTTTAGTTACACCGGCAGGTTTAGTCATTTGAGAATATAATTCTTTTTGTTCTTTTTCTGTTAATTTAATTCCAGTAAAGATTTCTGTTTTAGTTAAATCTTCTACTTTCTTTAAAGTTTCTTTCTGAATTTCAGCATCTTTTATTTTTTGTGCTTTAGCTTCAGCTTTAATTCTTTCTTCTTCTTGAGCATTTAGAATCTTAAGTTCTTTTAAAGCTTCAACAGCCTCATTACCTAATTCATCTAAACCTTCAGAAGTATCAATCATTTTTTCTATTTTAGCATCAGAATATTTAGTTGTAACTTTTAAATAAGTTCTATAAAGACTCTTTTGTAATTCTACATCTGCTTCCTCTCCTGTTAAGCTTTCTTCATCTATATTAGCTAATATAATTTGTTCATCTTTTAATTGAAGCATTTCTGATAGAGGAACTCCATCTTCATAAGCATCAGCTAATTGTTTAATTACATCAGGTAAAGAATTCTTGTAATCTTCAACACCTTCTTTAATCTCATCTTGTATAGCTCCAATTAAATCTTCAGGTTTCTGAACTTTAGTTAAATCTACATTTTTAAATAAACCAGCTTCTTCTTGAACTAAATTAGTAATCAATTGAAAAGGATTATCTAATACAGGTTCTTTAGATTTATTTTTTTCTTCTTCTAATCTTAATTTTTCAGCTTCAGCAGCAGCATCCTCTTCTGCTTTTAATCTAGCAGCTTCATCAGCTTTAGCTTGCTCTTCAGCAGTTAAGTTATCATCTTTTACAGTTTTTACTGTAGTAGGAGTTTCATCTCCAAAGATAATACCATCTAGTCCTGAAAAATCAAATGCGTTGTCGTTTTCTTTACTCATAATTAAATTTGTTATGCAAAGGTCAAACTATTGTTTGAATCCTGCAATAGTTTTATATATTAATTTTTATTGTTTAATAGCGTTTTAGCTATTTGTTTTGTGTTGGTTTTTATTATAATTCTTATTTGTTTTAGTAAATGCTCATAAAAGTAAGTAAATGCTTCATGATTATTAGCTGATACTTTAACTCCAACCCAGTCTAATATTACCCAGGTTAAATGAATTAATTCATGCTCTAAAGTAGTTTGTTCTTCAGTTAAATCATTAACGTTAACATAAATATAGAATCTTCCTTTTTGATAAGATTCTTTATTCATATATGAAGTATCAAAAACAAAACCCCTACAATCATTTTTTTCTTCAATTTTATCTAAGTTACCATGAGAATTTATTTCTTTACCAGCTTCTTGTCCTGAAATACCAAGAAGTAATATAGTTTCTTGTTTATAATGTGAAGTATCTAAATTATATTGTAATATCATTATTTAGCTTTAGGTTTAGCTTTTGCTTTCTTTTTAGCTTCAGCAGCTTTATGTTTAGCAGTAGCTAATTTAATAAGTTCTACTCTTTCTTTGATTTTTAATTCTTCTTTCTTAAAACCTATTTCCTCTCTTTTAAATTTAAGTTCTTCATTAAGCATTTGCTCTTGCTTTCTTTGCATAGCTTCTTGAGAAGCATTTTGTATTTTAACTTGATTAAGTTTTTCAGCTTCGACATCTTTCTTAGCTTGAATCTCTTTCTCTTTAAGTTTATTAGCCATAGCTGCTGCTCTTTCTGAAGCTTCAATCTTTTGTTGTTCAGTTAAAGATTTTAAATTGATTTCTTGTTGTTTTAATGCTGAGTCTGCTGTAGCTTGTATATTTCCTGTTGCTGATCCTTCATCTAAAGCATAAGCCTTTAACTCACTTTCATAAATTTTAACTTCTCGATCTAATTGTTTATTAACATCTTCTCTATTTAATTTCTCATATTCTAATGCTAACTTATCTTGTTCTGCTTTTAATTTAGCTTGAATTTCTTGTTCTCTAACTTCTTGTTCTTTAGCAAATTGTTCTTGCTGTATTTTCTTAGTTTCTTTAATGTTATTCTTAATTTTTCTTCTAATAGAACTCATAGATGAATTAGAAGTAATATCTAATAATTGTTCAGAATCTACTTTACCTGTTTGAATAGCCATTTCCATAGCTCTCTTTAATGTATTTAAAGTATCTTGATCATTAGTAGCATCAGACATTAATATACCATATTCTGCTTCATTAATTGTTTCACCATCTACAGTAAAGATTTCAGTAGATAAATCATCTAATATCATTTGGAAAGTTTTACTTCCTTTCTTTAAACAATATTTAGCGGTTTCTAATACAGCAGATAATACTCTTAATTTAACATTATCATGTAATCTAAAATATTGTTCTGTCATATCTGAAGAAGCTCTTTGTGCTTCTTGTGTTACTCCTAATCCAGCTGAAGCTGGTGTATCTCCTCTACGAGCATTATTAATACCGGTTATTTTATCCAGTTGAGCTTCTATATACTGAAGATAACTTATATGTTGCTGAATATAATTTCCTAAATCAAGATTAATTTCTCTAGCTTGATTAGCTACATTAGCTGCTAATTTACCTGTAGCTGCACCTTTCTTACCTTCTTTAAAACTATCAGTAACAGCCCAACCCATTAATTCTGCATAATACATCCAAGTATCTACATTCATACCATCAGGTATCATGGCTGTATCAATAATACCTATTTTACCTTTAGCTTTAATAAAGGCTAATTCAGTTCTATAACTCATAGCAATAAATGAATATTGGTATGGTTTCATAATATCAAATAAAGAATTAACTCTAGATGAATTAGTATTATATACTGTACCTACATATCCTGATTGACAATAAGATAAGTTATTTAATTTTCTAAATTGTATTGATCTTGGTTTTAATTTAACATAGATTTTATTAGCTATTTTAGTACCTTCCCAAAATTCACCTATCCATAAACCTTCTACCCATTCACCTTTAGTTTTTCTAGGCTTATAAGATTCATGCATTGGTACTATTTGTTCATCACCATTTTCATCTAAATAGTGTAATAGATTAATCTTTCTTAAAGATCTCCATACACATCTTAATACTCTAATATTACCATTTAAATCTATACCTTGATTAAGTTGAAAGTTGTTACTTAAAGTAGCAGTATTTTCATTATAATCTAAAAATACATTTGGTTCATTATAATTAAGTAAACCGTTAGTAGTATTTCTACCTGAAAAACCATTAAGAGTTTCAAGATACTTAATATCTTCTGGTGATAAAAACTTATAATAATCATCCATTATCTTACCTAAAGGTTCAAACATCTCTTCAACTACTATATCAGAATCTTCTAATCTATTAGTTTGAGGATTAGTTAAGAAATAAGTAGTTAATGGATTACATCTTCTTACTACAGGATCTGAATTAATTTCATCAATTGCGTATAATTCTTCTCCAGCTATAATTGCATCTTCCCAACCTTTATTAAATAAATACTTAAGATCTAAATATCTATAATAATATTCTAAAATCTTAGTTCCTCCTTCTTCACGTCTATCTCTATATTCTCCAACTTTTTCAACTTCAGCTTGTATTTCAGCTTGTACTTGTTCTTGAATTTTAGGATCCTGTAATTGTTCAGGAGTTAATTTTTGTTGATTTTGGATAATCTCAATAACTTTATTATTTATGATTTCTTTCATCTCAGCCATCTTAGATGAAATAGCATCTGGATTAATTACAGCTAAATGCCAATCAAATCTCCTATTAAACTCTTCACCTACTAATTTCTTAATATAAGGATTAGTAATAGGATAATTTCTAGGTGTAGTTGGAAAAGTACTTCCTTGTAAGTTATAAGGATTAGATATTTTTTCAAGTTCTTTCTTATCTAAAATACCATTATAAAGATTATAGTTTGATTGTTTATTTAATCTACTTTCTCTAATGTTATCATTATAAATAAGAACCATACCTTCACAGGCATCTACACAATCTTTAGCCCAAGATTCTGTTTTCTCATTATCAGGCAATTGCTGCCTAGGCATTTTTTTATATTGAGCGTAATAATTCATTCTTTTGTTTTTTGGAAAAATATCACAAAGTTAATCAAATTAAAATAACCCTTTAAAGAAGTCAATATTATTATTACCTTGTTTATAGCTAAATTGTTTACCAACATGTCTTGTGAAAAAAGGATCTAACTTTGGTTCTTCTCCCATTCTCATTTCATCAACATATTTTAACTTATCATTCATAATTAGCATTAGCATACCTAACGCAGAAACTCTATCAAAGTTACCATCTATATTCCAAAGAATCATTTCTTTAATAGCAGCTAATGATTTAAATTTATGTATGAACATCTCTTCCGGATTTTCTTCATTAGTTTCTGTTCTTGTTTTTAAATATTCAGCTATCATACCACGACATCTAGCATTAATAATAGGATTAGGTGTAGTACCTTTCTTTCTAGTAGATTGTCTTCCTTTATTATCTTGAGACATTGTTTCAGTAACAATATTAAGAACATCACATATTAACCAACTAGAATTCTTAGCTTCAAAGTAATCAAATATACCTTTATTAGAATTCTCTATATTAGCTTGAGCATTATAGTATAATAACATTCTTCTACAAGTTTCATAAAAATCTGTAGAAAATTCTGGTCTTCCTGTATATTCAGCAACAATTCTTTTAGTATAAGTATCTGCTATAAACATAGATCCTAATGAATTAGTTGTAGATTCATTAAAATCATAACTATCAATACCAGCTACATATCTTCCAAAAGGAGGTTTTTCTTCAGCAGGATGCTCATAAATAACTGGTGCACCTTCAGGTTTTTCAGCAGCTGAGTGAGGAAATTTATAAATAGGTACAGCATCAAAATCTGGAACAGCAGTAAACTTATTAGTTTCTGTATCCAAAATCATTTTACAAACAAAGTCTGCATCTCTATATAAATGTCTTTTAGTTTCAATCTCAGCTTCTTGTTCTTTTAATAAACCAATAGGAAATTGAGTACCTGATATTTTCATTAACATCTCTGAAGGTGTTAACGGTAATTCGGCCTTTCTTCTAGTTAATGCATGAGGATCAGAACCTGTAGCAACTATAGCTCTATCAGCCATAATAAAATCAATAGCTCCTTTTTCATCAGAAACTCCCGTCTTAATATCGTAAAATCCTTTAAAGTTTTTAGCAGCTGACCAAAAGAATCCACACATAGTATTTTCACGGCCAGGCTCCCATACATTAGGAACAGGATGAATATTGTATCCTTTAGGATTTCTAAATATTTCTTCAAAACCTTCAGATGAAATACCTTCAGAACCACCAGTACCAATAGTAAGAATTAATCCAAAGGTATTTTTACCGTCTTCCATTGAAGGTCTAAGTATGTTAATTCCTTTATTTAAATTTCTAAAGTTACCTGCTTCTTCTAATATAATTAACTTACCTCGTTTACCACGAAGTTTATTAATATCATCACCTACAGTTACACCTATTATTTCTGACTTCCAACCTTTTTCAATCTTAAGACCTTCAGCATCAGTTTCTTGAAAAGAAGCTCTTCTATGTAAATCAGTATTTTTAAATTGTCTTCTTTTTCCCCAAGGAGTATATTGATCTCTAAAGTCCATTATATCCCAAGCTTTAGTTATAATACCATCACTAGTTAAGAACTCTAAACTGTAAGCAAAAGCAAATGATTTAGATTTTTCTATATGATAATAATTTCTATTTAGCATTGATCCTGCTTTAAATGATTTACCTTTACCACGAGAACCTGCTAGTGAAGCATGTTTACCTGCTTTTTCAGCATCATCTACATAGTGATAAAAATCATAATCTCCATCCCAAAAATCTGGAAAACCTTCAATCCTATTAGCTTGTACTTGAGTATCAGACTCAATACCTTCAATAGCTTGAGAAATCATAATAGGTGAAAAATTTAGATAATCATAAAAGTACCCGGGAATATAATCACTTCCAATATGATAACCTTCTAAGCATCTTCTTCTTTCTTCTTTCCAAAAATTAATCCATGCAGCTGAACCTTGATGAAGTTTAGTATAAGTTTTAAATTCTTGAAAATGCTGTCTAGTAGCAGTCCACTCATTAATTTCTCTTTCAGTCATAATTATAATTTTAAAGCTTTAAAAAGATTAATGCTTAATTCATCAGTGCTTTCTTTTATTTTTTCATCACAATATTTATTATTTTCAATAACAAATTCTGAATAACTGTTATCAGCTTTTACAATACTAAATACTTTATATTCTGGAACTATATAACCTACCATAATGAGTATATCACATTTAATACATCTACATTTTAAATAAGCTTTATTTTTATTTGATCTTAATGTATGATCTGAATGCCAAAAAGGTTTTTCAAATGGATTTAAACATTTGGAACATACTATATTATCTAACATTAATTCGTAATTCATAATTATTTATCTTCAAAGAATCCGGGTTCTCCACCACCTCTAACTTTTGAATCTTTAAGTTTTTGTTCTTTACTAACTTTCTCTATTAATTTATCTAAAGTTTCTAATACTCCTGCACAATCTTTTAAAGCTTGAGTAATCTCTTTAACTTTATAAACAAAGTTACCTTTAATATCTCGTTCATCATAATCAATATTATCAAAATATTTCATTGTTTTCTCAGCAGCTCCTTTAGCTGATATTAGAAAGCGCATATTAAAGGTATCTTGTAATCTATTAAAAACTTCAATAGCTTCCTTCACCAAAGGATCCGGAGTATATTCTTTTCCAAATAAATGTTTATTAACTTCTTCTATCTTAATCTCTTGAGGAAAAGAAGCATAAATACTTTTATAATCATTTGTGAAATAAATATAAGCTAGTTCTTTAGTAGCTACATCTTTACCTTTAGTCTTATCTCTATCCCATATCTTTTTAAAAGCAGGAATTAATAAAGCTTCAGTAGATATAATAGGATAGTTATTTGTCAGCTCGAA